AGTTTAGCCATAGCTAAGATTACTGATACTAATAGGTTTGGCTTCAGTCAAGCCAGAGATGCTATTGCCTGGGGTGCTAGTATAAATGCCACAGTGGCAAATATCAGTGCTAATTCAGGTTACTCAAGCAAATACAACTCAGGTTGGGTCCAATTAGAAGACGGTGCTTGGACTAACAACAATCCTACATTCGTTAATAATTACTTAACAGGCAGAAGAGCTACAGGGTTTTATAACAATGAGGATCCTAAGAAGTGGGCCGCGGCACTAGGTGGTAGTGAAATGGTTGTTGTTAATGCCGCAGGTAACAGAGGGTTAGCGTTTCCAGAGAATCCTGCTACAATGGCTTATGCCACTAAAGAAGATGGTTCATTGTATATGAAAGGACAGATGTTAGTAGTTGGTGCGTATGACGTCAAGGCTGGAACTATCGCTAGTTACAGTAACAGAGCTGGACATATATGTCAAGGTGGGAACATCAGTGGCGGTAAGTGTAATGACACATACAGAATGAGTGACTTTTATATATTGGCACCAGGTAATATGTATGCTCCAAGTCACACAGCAGGCAATGGTTACACTATAGGAACAGGCACATCAGAAGCGGCCGCAGTAGTTTCAGGTGCTGTTGCTCTTGTACATCAACAATGGCCATTAATGACTGGTGCGAATATTGTTAAACTGTTAACTGCTACTGCTAATAAAGATATACCAGGGTATGACAAGGACATAATGGGTGCTGGCCTGTTAGATTTAGAGAAAGCTACAAGACCATATGGTGTTGTTGGTATTCCTGTAGATGGTAGATACGGAGACGTTGTTCCAATATCAGGTTCATTCTTAGCAAGTGGTTCAGATGGCTTATCATCAGTAGGTGCGTTAAGCAGTGTTATGGTAACTGATGAATTTGGTCGTGATTACTATGTTGATATGAGTTACGGAAGTAACACTAAGAAAAAGAAAACACAACCATTTAATCCAATAAGTAAAGGTGCGTTCTTTACAGATCATAACCCATATGATAATTTAAATTATTATACTTCAAGTAGCAAGGTTAGTTTACAAGTAAATCAAGATGCTACATCATTTATTGATATGACTATGAAAATGAATGAAGACACTGGTGTTGGTAACTTTGAGTTTGGGCATACCACAAAGTATACTGAAGACTTTTCGATGAGAGTTGGGTTTGGTATGTTGAACGAAGACCAAGCTTGGATGGGCAACGAAATAAATGGTGCCTTAGGTGATATGGAAGACAGTTATACCACATACACTAACATAACTGGTAATCAAAAGTTGAATAATCAATTTAGTGTGTTTGGTGGTGTATGGTATGGATACACACAAAGTGGTATGAATAAAACAGGACTGGTCACTGAGGTTAGTGATACACAGTCATACAGCTGGAATGTAGGATTAGACTATACTGTAGATGAACACAGTATTGGTACTACATTTAGCCAGCCTGTTACTATATCCGACGGTACTGTTGATGTCAGCGTGCCAGTTGGGTATTATAGAAATGGCGATATAGCATATGATAGAAGTTCAGTTGATATGTCACCAGATGTAAACGCATATGATATAGGTGTGTATTACAAATTTAATAGTGATGACAGTGACGTAGAACTAGTAACTTATGGTGAGCATCAAATGAATTACTTAAATCAAGAAGGCGAAACTAACAACATCGTCGGCTTTAGTTTACAATGGAGTTTTTAAAATGGATGATTATGATTTAAAAGAATTAGCAACACAATATTTTACAACATTTAGCAACAAGGATATTGAAGGGCTTGACACAATGTTTACAGATGATGTTACCCTGCGTGATTGGGAAGCCTCAGCTGAAGGACGTGAAGATACTATAAAAGCTACGCAAACAATATTTGACAATGTAGATACTATCAAAGTAACACCGTTAGCAATCTATCAAGAGTTAGATACTGTTATCGCTGAAATTACTGTGGAAATCAATAACGAGACAACAATGTTAGTAACTGATGTGATTAACTTTGTTGATGGTAAAATATCAAATATAAGGGCATACCGTGGATAATAAACGTTACGTAGGTTGGCCAAGCATACACGAAGCAGTCAATCGTATTAGTTTTGAGATGTATAAGGATAATTGGAGACCTGACTACATAGTTGGATTAACCCGCGGAGGATTAATACCAGCTGTGGTAATGAGTCATACATTAGATGTACCAATGCACGCATTAAAAGTATCTCTTAGAGATCACGTTGGTGAAGATCACGACAGTGGATTAAGTGATTTAGCCGCTACAGGTGCTAACATATTGGTATTAGATGATATTAATGATACTGGAGCAACATTAAATTGGATCGTTAATGATTGGAAGTTAAATGAGTTACCAAGACACAACGTTAAGTTTGCTGTGTTGTTTGATAACTTATCTAGTGGTTTCCAAAAAGAAGTAGACTATTGTGATACAGAAATAAACAAAGCAGAGAAAGATGAGTGGATTGTTTTTCCGTGGGAACATTGACAAGCGACCTAAATAAGTGTATAATAAACTATTAGTGAAAGGAGTTATATGAAACTTAAGGTCAGTGAAATATTTTATTCAGCACAAGGCGAAGGCAGATTTGTAGGAGTGCCTAGCATATTCTTGCGTACATTTGGTTGTAACTTTACTTGTGGTGGCTTTGGTATGCCTAGAGGCGAAGAGTCAACTGAACGTAATGATGTTAAAGTAGAACTATTTAATCAGTATGATGGATTGCCGTTGGTAGACACAGGGTGTGATAGTTACGCATCGTGGGACCCAAGGTTTAAACATTTATCACCTATGTTACAGACTGAAGCTGTAGCAGATAGATTAACACAACTAACACCAAACAACAAATGGATGCAGTCAAACGGTAATGATGTACATTTAATAATTACAGGTGGTGAACCTTTACTAGGATGGCAACGTGCTTTTCCTGAGTTATTAGAAAATGACAAGATGAAAGATTTGATTAACATAACATTTGAAACTAACGGCACACAAAAGATACATCCAGAGTTTGGTGAGTATATGAAAGCTTGGAGTAAGGCACGAGGTGATAGTTATCACAGTGATATAACATTCTCAGTTAGTGCTAAACTATCAGCAAGTGGTGAGAAGTGGGAAGATGCTGTTAAGCCTGAGATTGTTGCTGACTATGAACAGTATGGCACAACATATCTTAAATTTGTAGTTGAGAATCCTAAGGACTTTGATGAAGTTGATCGTGCTGTCAAAGCATATAGAGAAGCTGGATTCCAAGGTGTAGTGTATATTATGCCTGTAGGTGGTGTTGTATCAGTATATGAAAATAATAAATTTAATGTAGCAGACGAGTGTATGAATCGTGGCTATAATTACAGCCCAAGATTACACGTTGATCTTTGGGGTAACAGTTGGGGAAAATAAATGACAATAAGATTTTTAGCTTGGATTAGTATTTTGTTCTTATCAATAGGTAGTAATGTGTTTAACTTTAGTGAATCAAGTTATCATATATTTTTAATAGCAGGACTATTAATATTACCAGTGGTACTACTTGCGTATATAGATGACGGGGACGAATAATGGACAAGTATATATTTACAAGTGAATCAGTAAGTGACGGACATCCAGATAAAGTAGCAGATCAAATATCTGATGCTCTAGTAGATGCTGGATTAGCACTAGGTGATCGTACTACAAGGATAGCTATTGAAACACTAGTATCAACTAACCACGTGGCACTAGCTGGTGAAGTTAAAAACTTTAATGTTGTTGATGTTAATCAAATAGTTAGAGACACAGTTAAGAAGATTGGATACGAACAAGAAGGATTCCATTGGAACAAGTTAGATATAGATAATCGTATACACAGTCAATCAAGTGATATAGCATTAGGTACAGATGACTTTGGAGCAGGTGACCAAGGTATTATGTTTGGTTATGCTAACAGAGACAATGACGCATACTTACCAGCACCTATCCATTACAGTCACGAAATACTTAAACAGTTAAAGCAAGAAAGAGAAACAAACAGTTTCTTGTTACCAGACGCAAAGTGTCAAGTAAGTGTTGAGTATAGAGGTGATCAAATACAGCGTATTGATCAAGTAGTAGTAAGCACACAACACACAGAAGGTGACTGTGATAAAGCTAGAAAACTATCACAAGACGTAGCACTATCACAGTTAGGGCATCTAGTAGATGATGATACTGTGTGGCATCTTAACCCTACTGGTAACTTTGTAGTAGGTGGACCGGATGGTGATACAGGACTAACAGGTAGAAAGATTATAGTTGATACTTATGGAGGTTGGGCACCGCACGGTGGTGGAGCATTTAGTGGCAAGGATCCAACTAAAGTAGATCGTTCAGCGGCTTATATGGCCCGTTGGTTAGCTAAGAATGTAGTAGCTAGTGAGATGGCTGATTGGTGTCAAATACAGTTAAGTTATGCTATTGGTGTTAAAGAACCTACATCAATATACGTAGAGTCAAATGGGCATAATCGCTCAATTGAGAAGTACATTAGATCCAATGTTGATCTAACACCGTTAGGAATCATTGACAAATTTGATTTATTCAAGTATAATAACTATAGTGACAATTGTGTTTATGGTCACTTTGGTAATAAAATGGTACCGTGGGAGAAAATAGGATGGGAATAACAGATAAACTTAAAAGTATGCTAGGTAAGAAAGAAACTAAAAAGCCTAGTAAGAAGAAGCAACTGTCAGAGAAAGAATTAGCAACTAAGAATGGCGAACCTTATGTTACTGTTCTTAGTATGGAAATAGATAAAGACAATCCAAGTAATGGTGCTTTTGAATTAGATTGGAATGATATCTTTTTAGCTAGATTAATGAAAGCAGGCTATCAAGGTAAAACTGATAACGACATTGTTGATAACTGGTTCCAATCAGTATGTCGTAATGTAGTAATGGAAAACTTTGAAAATGAACAAGCTGATCCAGAATTGCGTAAGCAACACGAAAGCAAACGTGATCTTGGTAACGGCCGATCGGAGCACAGTTGAAATACTTATTAATAGATACAGCAAACACATTCTTTAGAGCTAGACACTCAGCTTATAGAGCCGCTAGTCCAGAAGAGAAAGTAGCCTTTGCTATGCACGTAACACTTGCTAGTATAAACAAGTGTTGGAGAGATCAGCAGGCTAATCACGTTATATTTTGTTTAGAAGGACGTAGTTGGCGTAAAGACTTCTATGAGCCTTACAAGAAGAATAGAACAGTGGCTAGGCAAGCACTAACAGAAACAGAAGCTGAAGAAGATAAAATGTTTTGGGAAGCCTTTGACAATATAAATCAGTTTGTTAAAGAAAAGACTAATTGTACTACACTACAACATCCTAATCTAGAAGCTGATGATTTGATAGCGGGTTGGATACAGAGTCATCCCAATGATGAACACGTTATTGTAAGTTCAGACAGTGACTTTTATCAATTGTTAGCTGAAAATGTTAATCAGTATAATGGTATATCAGATGAACTACACACACTGAAAGGTATCTTTAACAAGAAAGGTGAGCGTGTGATAGATAAGAAAACTAAAGAACCTAAAGTAATACCGGATCCAGAGTATCTGTTGTTTAAGAAGTGTATGCGTGGTGACTCAAGTGATAATGTGTTTTCAGCATATCCAGGTGTTAGAGAAAAAGGCAGTAGGAATAAAGTTGGCTTGTTAGAAGCATTCGCAGATAAAAAGAAGAAAGGCTTCAATTGGAATAACTTGATGTTACAGCGTTGGGTAGATCACAATGAACAAGAACACAGAGTGTTAGATGATTACAACCGTAATTGTACTCTAGTAGATCTTACAGCACAGCCTGAAGATGTTAAAGTACAGATAGCTGAAACTATAGCGGA